CAATCCGGCTCTTTGTTTTGATGTTAGTGTACCACGTTGTGCCTTTTTATTCAATAACTTTGCTGCCTTTTCGAGCGCACGCCACAATTCCTCTTTCAACCGGCTCAAGGCAATCTTCTTTTTACTATCCCATGCCTGCCTCATAAATGGATTCGGAGAGGTAAATCCCTTGCTTGCCCCCTTTTTTGTATATCGTTCAGTAGTACCAAATTCTACTAAATGAGCGTGCGGTGATGTTGAACCGACATATACAGTCACCCTTGATCTGTCCACCCGGCCCCGCTGTGATTTTTTAAGTGAAGTGGTTATTTTTATAGTATCCTTTAAGTGTTTAGATTTTGCATACGCTTTAGGTTTTGGTGCCCAAGGAGCATTTTGTATCGCAGCCGTTTTAATAGGTAAGGCTGCTTTCTTTAAGGCATTGCGTACAACAGTTTTTTTCATAGAGAGTGTCGGCAATTTTTCAAGTGCATCCATTGTTTCTTTGAGACCCACTAATTCAAATGAAAAGGGTTTAGTAGCCATTAGCTATCACTCCTTACTGAGCACACAAGCTCCAATCCATCTTTTCGTCCCAATTCTATCGGTGGTTGAATGTCGTACTCTCTATCAGCATCATCAATCAACATACACTGAGCGGTTATGTCGTCCCTATAACGAAGCCTATATTTTACTGACAGAGTAGGGACAACCTGCTGAGCATTCCATCGTTCAGTACCACGCAATTCAAGTCTCTCCGCCCACACAGTAGCAGGCAAGGTAACCGGCTTGACTTTGTTATCATCGTTACAGATTTCAGTACCTGCCGCTGTGAAGGTGTCATACTTCACAAGACCCACTGCGAAGTGATCCTCTTCCGTAGCGGTTATTTGATATAGTGTACCAGACACAAGGGTTCCTGTGGCAATTTCCGTACCGGCCTTTACCAACTCAATCCAAGTTGTGATCTCTTCACCAAATGAGTTTTCCGTAGTAACCTTTTCTTTGAGCGTCACAATTTTATCCATACGTCCGGCTCTCATTATTTATCACCATTCAAATTCATCGTGGATTCTGTATTGTCTCAAAAGTGAGTCCACACAGTCAGTTATTCTATTAACGGAGACACCAATAACCACCTCCCCCCTGTTTTCATATAGGTCTGATATTTTCTCCAATATTGCCGATTTAATATTATCCGGCACCGCCACTGCCAGACCATACCCACATATAAACGTAATCTTAATCGGCTTATTAGTATAAAGCGTGCCACTCGGCCATGATTCATTCGGCTGTAGGATTATCCGGCCCGGCTCGGAGACAATATCCACATCCGCAGTGGTGAGCGTATTAGCGTATGTAGAGATTTGAGGGGTCATGGTTGCCGAGTCGGTGTTGTCCGTAATTGTCAAATCAGTCGAATCAAAATCGATTGCGAAGGTGTCATCCGTGACATATCCAATAATATAAGAATTTCCATTAATCGAGGCAGCATCGGCTCCGGCAAAATCAGCCGCCGCCACTACATCACCGTTTGAAAGGCCATGTGCCACAGCGGTTAAAATTGTGGGATAAGCGAGGCTCATGGCAGTAATTGTTACCGCCGTACCCGCCACGGTGGTTACGTCTTCACTTTCCAGCCGATAAGTTATGGTAGCCGATTGCAAAGGCGGATAAGGTACTCGAATATATCTTTCACCAGGCCACTCGTTAAGATACATGGTCATGGTCTGAGTGATAAACCTCCGGCCTGTCTCCTGTTCGGCCTGTGTCCTGCATACCGTTATGAGGCGGTCCAGAAGGTCATCTTCAGTGGTGTATGCCGCCGCTTCCGCCGCTGTGGTGGTAAGCCTCAAATGAGATTTGACTTCGGCGGTGGAAACCGGTTCAACTGCCGGGGCTGTGGTGGTAGTAATTATCATGCTGTTATCTCCTCTTATGCCGCTAATAAATATCCGCCTACTACAACCGGTCGATAACTCACAAAGACAAGACAGTTCTGGTTTGCCGCCGTTGCCCCACCCGCAATAGTAAGTTGAATTATTTTAGTCGAAGCCACTACCGAAGGCCCTGAATATTGTAAGTGTTTATCTTTGGTTAAATTTGCCAAAGCCCCCACCGTAGAACTGATAAACACAACAGGCGCGCCATCGGTCGATTGAATGGATATAGAGGTTAAACTTGCCTCTGCGGTTAGATCAGCGGGAATTATAATTGTAAGAAAATCAATAAAGAGATTCTGAGTTGTAGCTGTGAAAAGATTATATGAACTTGCAGCCTGTTTTAAGTCAATGATTGTTTTAACCGTCAACTGATCTGCTGGGCTTTTAAGTGTCCAAACCGTGCCACCGTCAGGACTTACAAAAAGCCTTTGCATATCGTATTCAAGAAAGGTTGCGCCGATCTGACAGGTGGTTGGTTTTATGTCTATGGAAAGTCCGATGAATCGATTTTCAAGTGATCCTATTCTTGTTACTGCCATGATATCCTCCGTTACTTTTTAGGAGAGGGGACAGACCGGAAAGGGAGTCCGCCCCCCTAATTTTTAGTACTTCTTTTTGCTCTTCTTTGCAGATGCTTTTTCAATCTCAGCGATAGGAACCTCGATTACTTCCTCAATTACTTCCGGCTCCTTTACGACGACAGGCACCAAAAGGCATTCAGGGCAGCGCTTGACTACCGATGTCCTGATGCACTCTTTCCCACATAATTCGCATTTCATTTTTATGTCCTCCACGGGGAACCCGAAAGCCCCCCGATGGGTCAAAGGTTAAGAGGTCAATGCAACCTCCAATGGGATAGGAGCATTCCTTGCCGTATCGGAAGTAACAACATTACCAACTGCAAGTAGAGAATTCCAGTCACAGAAGCCAGCTTCCGCCCTTGCAGCATCGGAACTGATAAGCCTGTTGTTGACACACGCAATATCAGCGGAATCATCATTGATACACAAACCACCAACTGCGCGGATGGTGTTGCGACTGATAAAACTACCCTGCAAATTACCCGCAGCGATTGCAATTCCAGCCGTTGCAAATATGAAATTATCCTCGATGTTTAAATCGTGGATTGCAGCCGTTCCTTCGATGCCTATCGCAAGTGCATAAATTCCAGTGGTAATTACTCCTGCCCCTGTGATGAATTTATTTCCGGCTATTTTGACATGAGCACTGTCGGTGATTTCTAACGCTTTGGTGTTACCAGCCGCAGACGCGAAGAAGGTACATCCAAGCACCTGAAAACCATGACATGACACCGGAATAACAAAAGTGTCGCCTGTTCCAGAGGCCACAAAACCCAAGTTAATGAGCCGACAACCAACTTTCGCTACGGCTATTGTATGCGCTCCGATTATTCTCGGGAACGGGTTCAGGTCAGATCCAATCCCGATGATATCGCATTTCTCAGGGAGGACCGTTAGAGATTCCGTGATTTCATCGCCCATGACGAAAATTCTGTTCCTTCGCGCCCACCAGCGATTTGCAGTAAGGCCGATACTGGTATTGCTTGCTGTGATTGCCTCTGCTATGGTGGCAAAAGGCGAACCCATAGAGCCGTCACCCGTTGCGGATACGTTCAGGTCAACAAAATAATCGGCTGCACCAGAGGGGTTTCCACCCATTACGCTGCCGCCCGGCTCGACAAGAATCTGTCCACCGTATTTGACGACCTGCCGATCGCCACCCTTATCTCTATAAATCTTAGGTTGATACGTTGCATCACTCATTGTTAAATCCTCCTATCCGGTGGTTGCCCCGACGTGGCCCGGATAAGACCACGCCGAGTACCCTACTTAAAGGGCCGGGTTAGTGAGTTACAGCGCCGGGGAATCCAGCAGATCACTCTTGATAATCATGATACCCATGACTCCGGTCAGCGCTGTGCCTGCTTCCGTTACAATCAGCTCCAGATATCGTTTCCCACCAACATAGCCGTAATTGTAAATGGTATTATCTTCATCTGTGCTATTGACGGTCAGGATGAGACCGGCTGTTATGTCTTCTACGCCGAGCATGTCCGCATCCTCAACAGCCGCGTAAGTCACTCCATCCGCGCTGTCATATAGATGAAACTCCCAATATGCACCGGCCCCAAGTGCCCCATCCAATCCGATGTCAATGACAAGTTCGGCTGAATTTGCATCGGCTAAGTCAATATCTGGATATGTTGCCGTGGCAGTTATGCCAATCGGATGCAGAATTGAAGTAATGTCGATATGATTGTGTAAATCTTTCATTATACTTACCTCCTTAAAACTTATTGAATGGGGGTATATTTCAACCCCCGGGTAATGTTA